CTAGCTATTCTGCATACTACGCTGTTGACTATGCCCTTCGGACCATCGAAGGCGTCAAAGCCAAAGCTAAGCTCCAAGCGGATATCTGGAACTACTATGACAACCTGCTAAACTTTGATAAGTACATGCTGGAGGGGTTGGGGTTGGTTTCAAAATGAAGCTACTTTTAGTCGGCGACCCACATATTCGTCACACGCATCTCATTGACGGTAAAAAGCTTTTAACTTGGGTTGAATCTAAAGCAACAGAACTAAAACCAGATTTGGTTATAAACCTTGGAGATACATTCGACACACATTCTGTCGTTCGTGCGGAGGTTCTTTCTGAGGTTTATAGGCATGTTCTTGGCGTGTCCAAAATAGCGCCATATGCTATGATTCTGGGCAACCACGATTGTTGGAAACCTAGCGACTCTACCTACCACGCACTAGAGGTCTTCAAATCGATCAATAACGTCGTTGTGGCCGACAGGCCGGTTGTTTACGAAGGAATCAGCCTCGTTCCCTTCTTGCCGGATCCAAAGAAATGGCCCTTAGCCCCTAACGGCGGGATTGCACTAACACATAATACTTTTATTGGGGCTGATTACGGTTTTAAAATTGCGGATGGAGGAGTACCACTAGAAGCTGCTGAGTGTTTTGATCTAGTTGTTTCAGGCCATATTCATAAGCGCCAAGATCTGGGCAACGTGCATTACGTCGGAACACCGATGGCTATTTCTGCCGCAGAAGTAGATCAAATTAAAGGTTTAACTCTTCTTGAAACAGAAACGCTAGAGCGAACATTCATACCTTCACCATTTCCTTGCTGGAGGTCTGCCTCAATAGCGGTAGGAGATCCGCTGCCGGAGCTCAACGAGAAGGATTACTGGATCTTAAAGGTTAAGGGTACCAAAGCCGACATTAAGTCCCTTAGCTCTTCTAGGGAGTTTGACGATCTGCTAAAACGCTGCAGCGTTAGCCTGAGGATCGAGGCTTTAGATCGAGAAAAAGTTCAGCGAACAAGAATTACTTCCGGTACGGTAACCGAGATGGTAGAAAAGTACGTAGATGTTATCTATTCTGGAAATATAGATAAGTCTGAGTTAAAGACAGCACTGCGTAAGTCTTTAGAGGAGGCCGGCATTGAATGACCTTCGCGAGAACCTAGACCAACAGCGATGGCTCATGAACAATGGACTGTTTAGTGATTCTTCTAAAAACTCACTGTATTTATATGGCGCTCTAGCGCACAAACTAGTGACAGAGGTTGAGCTAAGTGTAGATCCGCAGAATCGCGTAGTTTCTTATATTTTGTACGCTAAGCGCCGTTTGCTGAAAGTTATTTCAGCCTATTGTATCTTTACTGTATGTTGCATATTTGCTCCGTCGTTACGGCAACTTAGAGCTTCAAGCGTTGCTTTCTAACTTTGTAAAAACTTACTGCGGACCTAGTTGGAGTGCTACAATAGAGCTCAAGGAGAGCAGTAAGTATGTCGAGGGTTTCAGCACCTCCACGGGAGATCCTGGAAACAATAGAGAGTCTAACACCTGATGAAGATGAGCGTCAGGAGTTGTGGATTCTTTACTTAGAAGGTGCCACCCTAGACAGTCCGGCTGAAGCCTTCCGCTCTATCTTAGAAGAACAAGAACTCATTCAGAAGCTTATATCTGAGCTTCATACTATCCCAACCCAAAAAACCCTTGATTTTATTGCTAGTTTTTCTCAACTTGAGCAAAGCTTCATGTTCTTGTTACTTTTGGGCTTTACTAAAGAACAGATTTCTCAGTATAAAATGGTACAACCGGTGCATCTTAATCAGGCTTTGCGCACCATAGCAAGTAGTCCAAGCTGGGGGGAAGTTCTTTGAAGAAGCGCCTAACAACCAAGGAGCGAAAAGGGCTTACCGCCTCCCACGCTAAGGAAGCCGATCTTTATCTTAAATCTAACCCCAGTTCTTTGCCAATCCCGCCTAAAGACGCAATTCCACTGTATGAGCTCTTTTTGCTCGGATATTCGCCAGAAGACATAAGCAAAAGGTATCCGCAGTACCCTCTTGGTCTTATCGTGTATACGGCAACTCAAAACAACTGGATTCAAGATCGCGACCAGATGGCTGCGACTGTTTATGACCGGATCAAAACCCGCCTAGTAAGGTCAACAGTAGAACAGGTTGAATTTTTGACCGACATGATTGCAGTTTGTTCTATTGAGACGCAGGAGCAGTTCCGTCGGTACCTACAAGATCCTAAGAACAATCCGCTGCCAGATATGCGCATAGAATCTATAAAAGATTATCGCGCGGTTATGGAGATGATGTCGGAGTTGGCAACGACAGTACAAACGCTGGCGTCAAATCCAGACGACAAGGGCAAAAAAAGAGTGAAGAGTCAAACCGAATCGCAACTTCTTGCCGAACTGGTAGAAGACCCAGATGACGTCGAAAATTAAGATTTGCACGCTACAAGGTTGCGGTAAGCCCATATACGCCAAGGGGCACTGTAAATATCACTATAAAAAACATATTTTTAATCCACGCAAAGAAACGCTCTTAGCAGATAAAGCAAAAGAAGATCACGAAGCTGCAAAAAGACGTCGTCGCGATAAGCACCGCACCGATCGCATGGCTTCGCTAACGCCAGAACAGCTCGAAAAGCTTTTCATGACCCCGTGCAAGTCCGAGCGCGACCTGAAGAACTATATTAAGTTCTTTTTTGGTCTTCACCTGCCAGACCACAAGGTGTCGCGCTATGCAGACACGACGCCCTTTGGTGCGATATGGGAAGTTTACAATATTTGCGTAAACAAGGTAAACCCAGAAGGCGTCCAAGAGCTGCTGTATGTGGCCGGGCGCGGTAGCGGAAAAACGCTCGGTATGGCCCTAGCAGAGCTTTTGGTCATTCTTCATGACCAGCGAGATACTGTTCATGTCGGCGCTATCCTTTCTCAAGCTAAACGCTGCTACGAATACCAGCAAAAATTCTTGCTGATGGATCCCATTAAGAATATAGTGATGCCCGCTAAGGTTTCTGAGGACACTAGAATCCTCGCTAAGTCAACCATGGAGAAGTCGACTTTTAATATACGCAACAACAAGATAACACTTGAAGTCTTGCCGTGCACTCTTAGAGCTTGTTTGGTGTCTTCTTCTCGTGCCCTTAATGAGCAAGGTGCGATAAAAACTTTAGCAGATTTTAAGGTTGGGGACCTAATAAGGACACCTAGTGGTTTTGTTGAAGTTATAGATAACTCTTTACAATGTGAAGAGTGTTTGAGGGTCGAACTAGATGACGGTCGGGTTATAGAAGGAACCCTGGATCACAGGGTTTGGACGAGTGCGGGATGGGTTAAGCTTCAAGATCTTAAAGAAGAACACGAGATACTAAACGACAAAATGATGACATCTGGTGCGGTTTTGCAACATCAGATGGAGCCCTGCGAAAGCGCAGTGATCTTTTAGGAAGACGGTGGAAGTATTAGAGTTTAGGTTCTATAGTTTTTAACAAATAATCTCTGCCCTGCATCATATATTTGGTATAGTCCCATTTCTTTAGCGTACTCATGCTGCGATAGTTTTCTCTCATCCATGTTGGCACGGCACTTTAGTCTATTAAAAACATTTTTGAAGTCAGTCCATTGCCACGACTGGACGTCGCGTTGCTTATTAAAACCTAGAAGTTCTAAGCTGTCGCCAGTTCCGTAGCGTAGGTCTACCCAGTAGTGAACTTTAGAAGGTTTCTCTAAGTCTACTGCTCTTTTAAGTAATCTAGACAAACTGCCAACCACAGAATGATTGATTAGGTTGGCAAAGCGGTCTATATCTAAAACGCCATTTTTGGTTTTATAGCCTATTACTGAAACCAGCTTGCCTTCGTAGTATAGGCCAATAAATTTAGAGTTAGACCTACCCATCATGTGGTTGGTTGCTAAAAATTGGGCGGCAACTTTCGCAGGAACAGCATTAACAACACACTTTCTGGCAAATACTTTGTTGACCGTTTTCCCTAGGTGGTTATTAACTATAGAGCGTAAGATGTCCATTTTGTTTTTTATTTCGTCAGACCTAAATTGAAAAAGTCTTAAACCTGCTTTTTCAAAGCTTTCTCTTAACTTAAAGTGATATCGTGGATCGCGGTCCACTTTTTGTGAATGCCAATAAAGACCGTCTGCGTTTAGATAGGTCGTGTCGTTTATTTTAAAGTCTGGCCTGCATGGGGTTTCTGTACTTATGGGTCCGTTAAAATGACTTAAGTTTAGGTTTTTAGCTACCTCCATCTCGATGTCTGAGTAGTTTTTTCCATATTGCTGAACAAACTGGTTTATGACTTCTTCTGTATTTCCGTACTTGCGACAGAAGGCTTGAATTGAAGTTCTTGGAATTCCAAGTTCTTCTGCCAGTTTAGACCATGACACTCCACGGGGTCTAGTAATAAGACCTTTGCTTTCTTTTGTTTTTAGTGTTTTGGCTATGATGTTTGGTGATTGGTTTGGATTTTGAACGCCATACCGCTCGAGCGTGGTTAATTTAGCTTTGTCGCGGTTGTTGTAGTTGACATCACCATATTTTTCTTGTTTTGTCTTTAAGGTGCGCTTTCTTATTTGTTCTGAAGCTAATGGACTAGTTTTGCCATATTTCTTTAAGTTAGTAGATCGAGCCTTATTCTTTACCAGCTCAGACTGCGCAGCGCTTTTAGTGCCATAGCGCTCTAAGCACGTCTTTTGTGTTTTTTCTTGTATGGTCGGATCTTTTTCTCTTGCTTCTTTGTTGGAGGCAGACCTGCGGGCATTGGCTTCTATTGGGTGTGTTGTCTTGCGAAAGACTACTCGTTTAGGTGTTGCTTCCCATTCTCCGTAAATAGGATGTATAAAGGTAGCATTACTTGTGGTATTGATAAAGGTAGAATCTATTATTTTTATGCCGCGACCGTCTTTTTCTAACGTGTCTTTTATTTCTTGTAGAGAGTACACAGCGCCCTCGGTTGTGATATTGTGGTAGTATTATACTACACAACCAATGCAAAGTAAGATCCATTTTTATATACGGTATCAATATCGATTGGGGCTTCTTTGGCAAGAATAAAGTCAAAAACTAGAATCGGCAAACAGTTTATCGCCCGTCTAGAGGTCAAGTCTACGGGTGATGATTTTTCTAATTCTTTCACCACTATTGACGGAACTATTCACCACAACTGCAATGGACCACACGTTCCGTTGGTTATAGTAGATGAAATTGATACCGTCTCTGGTGAAGGGGTCAAGGCTTACAAAGAAATTTCAGGAATGCTTGACTCTAAGAACGGTAAGCGCCCCTTGCGGGTTGGTATTTCTACCCGTAAGTCTAGGTATGGCCTGATGAACCAGGCAATCGAGAACGCCGAGAAGCAAGGACGACACGTTCGCCGCTGGACCGCTTTTGAGTTTACGGAGAGGTGCCCCGATAAGCGCTCGGGTATCGAAAAGAAAGATTATTACATTGACCAGATGTCTTTTGAGGTTAAATCGCCAGAAGACTTCGAGAAACTTTCAGACGCTAAGAAAAAAGAGTATGAGCGTCACACTATGTTTAACGGGTGCGCAAGATGCCCGCTCGCTCCTATTTGTCTTGGCGACGCTAAGAACCAGCAGTCTAAGTCTCCGATGCTTAAGACCATCGATGAGCTTGCCCAGAAAGTCCTTTCCGAAGGTCCAGACTGGGCCTTAGCTCAGCTGATGAACCTTAAACCCTCGGTAGAGGGCGTCGTATACAAAGAATTTGACGAGCGTCTGCACGTTCGCACTTGGAATCAATTGTGGTTTACGCTTACCGGTAAGGAATTCCCCGGGACTTGCGACCACGATACTTTTGTCAAAAAGTGTCAAAATATGGGCCTTCAAGCCTACGGGGCAATCGACTGGGGGTGGTCTAACCCACATACTTTGGTAATGTTTTTTGTTGACAGCAGGGAGAATATCTACGTAGTTAGGTGCGACGGTATGACCTATATCTCCAGACCGATGTGGATGCATCACGTCAAGACAAAATGGCACCAAGCCTATAGGCCTCAACTATATTTCCCTGACCTGGCAGATCCAGGAGATGCAGTAGAGATGCGCAAGCTGGGTTTGCCGGTAAGTACTAATTTTGACAAAGGACAAATTAATTTTGGTATTCAAATAGTTAAGAAGTGGCTTAAGGTACCGGGCACCATAGAGCCCAAGCTCTTCCTAGCGCAAGAGACCTGCGCCCATTTGATTCGCGAGTTTCAGCTTTACCACTATAAACTAGACGCAGCAGGCAAGCTTACCGACACCCCAGAAGGGGAAGACGATCACTGGCTCGATGCTCTTAGGTACGGCATATGTGGACTTTTTGGCAAGAATAACATCATCCTCTCGTCTTCTGGCGCGGACATTGATTTGTCTAAGGTGACTGACAATCAAGGTAACTTCATACGCCCTCCCACTGTAGAAGAGTATGCTAGAGCAAACAACATTTCACTGAATACAGATATAGATACTAGTAAGTTAGGTAGAATAGGCAGGCTATCGGAAATAGAGGGGGAAGACGAAAAAGACGTTGATGGTGAGGGTTTTATCTGGACTTTGTGACACTTGGCTTATAATGGTAGTGACTTACAATCGGAGCGGCGATGAGTACTTGGTTTGAAGACATTAAAAAGACCATGGCAGATGCGCTTCGTCGCGATATCGAAGGCATGATTAAGTCTGAGGGCGACCAGATCGGCGATTCGCCCCAGAAGGCAAATGCCTCGCAAGAAGAAGATAGTCTGGTTGCTTCTCGGGCAGCAATGCTTACTGACCCCTTTTACGAGCAGCAGGGGTCAAATTACTTTTTAACCCGCAGCAAGATAAGTCGAATTTCCAATCGTACGCTGCGCGAAATCAGCATGCGAGACTGGCTTGTTAATACTATCTTGCAAATTCGCGCAGATACTGTAGTTCGCTTTTCTCGGCCGTGCCACGCTAAATATGAGATGGGGTTTCGTT